CCCGAGGCGGCCAGCGCCTTGGACAGCTGGCCGGTGAAGGCCAGGACCTGGTTGGTGGTGTAGCCGTACTGCTTGAGGGCGTTCTCCGCGCGCGCGAACACCGTGACCTGGCCCTCAAACGACACGCGCGCGTTCTGAGCCTGGGTGAACAGCTCCTCGTTGACCTTGCGAAGCTCCGACGTCGAGTCCGTGACCTGGCGGAGCTTGTTCTGGAGGTTCGCGTACTCGTCACCGAGCTGGACGATCTCCTTGACCGCGATGGCGGCGGCGGCCACCGGGGCGACGGACGCGATGGCGGGGAGGGCGGGGCCCAGCGCACCCTTGACGTTGTTGATCAGCCCGCCGCCCCCGCCCGGCTTGAACGACGACGCACCACGGTTGAAGTCCGCCTGGGAGATCGCCCCCCGCTTGAGCAGGGCGTCCATCGTCTGGAGGTCCTGCTGGTAGCGCAACATCGGCCCGTGGAGGCGCTCCAGGACGGAGACCTCCTGCTCGTGCGCGCGCCGTAGCGCGGTCTGGGCGGAGATCTCCGCCTTCAGGATGTTGGTCTGCGCGGCGTTGAGACGGACGTTCTGTGCCGCGAGGGTGGCCTCGATCTGCCGCAGCTGCACCACCTCCGCGCGCGCGGTCGCGCTGAGGGCCAGCGTGCTGGTCTCCGCGCGAAGCTCCTGGATCACCGTGCCCAGCGCGAACCCGTAGCCGCGCGCCGCCGCCGTGGCGCTCTCCGTGGCCGTCGTGAAGCTCTCCAGGGCGCGCCCCTCGGCGCTCTGCCGCAGGCGCCCCATCGCCGCGCCCGTGCGGTCCAGCGTCGACTGGAGGCCTTGGGCCTTCCCCGTGGTCTTGTCTACGGCGGTGTCGAGCTTCCCGAGTCCCGAGATGACCGCGTCCGTCCCCGCGTTGGCGCGGGTTGGGTCGAGCTCAACTTGGATTCCGTACTTCTCTGATCCGTCGGCCATGAGTCATTTGCATTCTGCTCCACCGGAGCGAGACGTTGCAAGGCGTCCGAATGATACGGCATGTACCACTCGTCCAGGGCCTTCATGACGCGGACGAACACGTCCGCGGCGTGCGGGCTCAGGCCGGTGGAGCGGGCGTACTGGTCGACGGCGGTCCACGGGATGGGGCCGATCTGCGGCTTCTTGAGGAGCCCGATGCCGTGGATCGTGCGGCACGTGTTCAACGCCCAGAACGCCCGCAGGAACCACGCGCCGGGCGCGTCGACCTCGGGGACCGGGTAGTACCAGGGAGCGATGACGGAGATAAACCCGTCTCGCAGCGCCTCCGCGATCATCTCGGAGCCAAGCTCGCCGAACTTGGCCTCCCAGCGAAGGCGCGCTAGGAGTTTTTTGCGACGGCTCGCTCGTCGATCGTGCGCTCGTACTCGCGGACGAAGTTGGCCGCGTTGTTGACGAACGGCATGATGCGCCCGTGGATCATCCACGACGCCTGCTGGGCGATCGACTTGAGGAACGCCGCGCCCTCCTCGGGCGTGAACGGGACGAGCTTCCCCTCCGCGTCGACGACGCCCTCCCAGTCGACGAGGCAGAACTTGGAGACGTGCCCCGCGTTGGCCAGGCTCGCCTCCGCGATGCCCGCGTAGGACTTCGCGGCGCCTGCCATCGCCTGGACGGCGTCGCCCTGGGCGACCGCCAGGGCGTGCTCGAACCACTCACGGTTGTCGATCGTGAGGGGCCGCAGCTTCAACCGCGGACGGTTGCGGACGTGCGGCATGTCGAGCCACGCCGTGGCCTGCTCGACGGAGGACTCCTTGAGGTACGTGAAATCAGACACGGTGGTCTCCTTTTCTGAGGAGGCCACCGTATCCGAATCACGCGCCGACGTCTACTACCTCAGACCGAGGAGGTGGCGGGCAGGTACGGGAAGTAGGTGACGGACACCGAGTACCCGAACGTCGTGTCCTGGAACGCGCGACCGTTCACCGCGACGAGGACCGCCTCGTTGACCGGCGCGTCGGGCTTCGCCGAACCCAGGTAGCAGCTCGGGATGTCCACCCAGAACCCGCCGTCGTTGTTTCGCATCGCGAAATCGAACGTGAGGGTGGTGTTGGCGCGCACCGCCGACACCAGGTCACCGTTGGTGAACACCGCCTGGGACTCGAACGACACCTGGAACAGGCCGAAGTTCATGTCCAGCGCACCGAGCTGCCCGATCACCTTGTTCGGGTTCACGTTGTTCTTGAACGTGAGCGTGAGGCCCTTGAAATAGGCCGTGATGTCGGACGAACCGCTCGCGATGCGGAGGCGCTTCATGCGGCTCGAGCTGTTGAGGGCCTGGGTGCGGCGCGGCTCACGCGGCGCGTCCCAGTTGGTCTCCTCGGTGTCCGTGACCTCCTCGGTGTCCATGCCCACGAAGTTGGCGCGGATCGTCGCCTTGTTCGAGAGGGGGAGGGTGATCACCAGCTCGTCCAGGACGTTGCCCACGCTGTACTGCCAGCCCGGGTCCGGCGAGTAGAGGTTGGGGTACTCCACCTCCGCGGTGTAGCTCGGCATGACCCACGACGCGTGGTCCACGTCGACGTTGCGACCCCACGGGCCGAACAGGAGGCGGATCGTCTTGGCCGCGCCCGCGTCCATCGCCCAGGTGTTGTCCGTCTTGTCGACGGTGATCTTGTGCGCGGTCACGGCCAACACGCGCGCGAACCCGTAGTCATTCGCCGTGGTGAAGCTGTACGCCGCGTCGGAGTCGTCGCCCAGGTGGATGCCCATTCCGGGCAGGAGGCCGAAGTCGGTGAAGTCCTTGACGGTGGACTTGAGGCTCCCGTCCGTGTCGACCTCCAGGTCCCCCGTGGCGAACTGGAACCCGCAGATCTCCACCGTCGCGGCGCGCGTCGGCTGGTTGACCGTCTCCGCCGCGAGGCCGGAGGTCTTGATCTCGTCAGCGTCGGACGCGGCGCCCACGACCTTGACGCCGTTGTTGCCCGCCACGACGAAGCCCGTGGCCTTGATCAGCGTGCCTTGCACCAGCGCCCCGTCCGCGTCCACCACGTAGGCCGTGGCGGTCACCGACGTCGGGTAGAACGGAGCGCCGAGGGCCTTGCCACCCGTCGTGCCACCGTTGACGCTCGTCAGCTCGGCGAACACCGCCGCGGGGATCAGCATCCGCAGGTGGTGGAGCGTGAGGTCCGCCTCGATGGACAGCTTGCTGTCCAGGTCCACCACGTCGCCCTGGCGCTCCTGGCGGTTCTTGGAGATCGGCGTCCGCGGGACCAGCGTGAGGTCCGCGCCGATGTCCGGCACCGCGTTGGGCTCCATGAGCACGATGCCGCCGGCCGTGGTCGGGATCGTGCCGGGGGTCGCCTCGCGCGCGAGCTTGACGGAGATGTTGTTGGAGCGGACGGTGCCCATGGCGAGTGCCTCCTAGCGGTTACTTGGTGTGACGGTACACGAACGGGAAGTCCAGGACAACGCGCCAGCGACGCCCGTCCCGCTTGGGTTGGCTCTTGCGGACCGCCCCGAAGAAATCGACGGTGTCCGCGTCCGTGGACCCGATGGACACGCTCTGGTAGATGGCCATGGCCACCTCCTTGAGCTGGTCCAGGCCCTCGTCCCCCGTGTCAACCGGGGAGAACAGGTGGACCAGGACCGCCCCCAGGTCCTCGTGGACGCGGTGCCCAGGCGGTCCGATGGTGGCCTGGGCGCTGATGTCGTCGTTGACGTAGACCTTGGCGTAGGCGGACCCGTCCTCGGGCTCGCCAAATGACTCATTGTTGAACGCGTACGGGACCGCCGTCTGGGGCGTCCCGGTCTGCGGATTGGGGATGGACCACGTCGCCGCCGCCCAGGCGGTCTCCCAGTGCGCCAAGATCGCCTGCTTGGCCTGCGCCCAGGTCACAGCGACGCCCCCGCGCGCGAGGCGGTCTGCGCGGCGTAGCGCGCGCTCGCCACGGCGGTCCGCACCGCCATGCGCACGAACCCCCGCGGGGCCTGCTGGCTCGAGCCCTCGTCCAGGTCGACGATGTAGGGCACGTTGTTGGACACGTAGATCTTGCCCGTCCGCGCCGCGGCGAGGATGGCGGAGATCATCGCCGCCACCGACGTCTGGACGGACACCGCGGCGCGGGACCCAAACGTGGCCAGCGCGGGTACGCCCACGGACCAGATCCAGTTGGCCCGCGCCCACCCCGTGTCGTAGGGCGTGCGGACGCGTAGCTCCGCGTCGAGGTTGACGACGAGGCGGACCATCTGGCCCGCGACCCACCCGCGGAGCGAGGCGCCGATCGCCTTGGACCGTCCGGTCCGCAGTGACGTTCGGACCTCGCTCACGGATCAGCCCGGGGCGGTCGCGCCCTCGTCCTTGTCGGCCTTGCGGCCGACGGCCTTGACGCGGGTGCCGACCGGCGTGGGCGCCGTGGTGCCCGCCGCCGCGCGGCGCTTGGCCGCGTCGTCCACCTGCACCTTGGGCGCCTTGCCGAACTTGATCCGGCCCGACTGCCACAGCGTGTGGACGTGCTCGCGGGTCGCCTGATCGAGCTCGACGCCCGCGGCGAGGTACGTCTCCCCGCGGAGGTAGCCCTTGCCGTGGGAGACGAAGTCCTCCAGGGCATGGGCGCCCACGTGGGGCTCGAAGATCGGGGGAAGGGCCACGGGGTGCTCCTTGATCAGGTGCTGAGCAGCTCGGCGAGGAACACGCCGAGGTCGGCGGAGACCTGGTGGAGGACGCGCGCCTGCTCCACCTCGTACTTCCACGCCTTGCAGTCCTGGTCCCACCAGCGGGACACGACCTCGCCGAACTGGCCGGCGGAGCCGTTGAGGTAGCCCTCCCAGTCGATGCGCACGATCGCCGTGGCCGTCATCGGCGTGGGGTTCGGCACCGTGAACAGGCCGAGGGCGCCCGTCGGGGCGATGTAGTCGAACGCGTCGTCCGCGGTCGACTCCGTCTCCTTGTTCGTCGTGTAGATGCCGTCCGCGACGATGATCTCCTCGACGCCGCAGAGGCGGGCGATCGTGACCTCGTTGACCTCGGCGGGGCCGCCGGGGGTCTGGCCCGCGTTGACGCGGTTGATCACGTTCGGGTGCTCCGTGAGGACGTCGAAGACGTCCGAGCTGAACACCCACTTGTTGATGTGCTTGCCGGTCCGCTTGTGGACCTGGCGCTTGGCGAACTTGAGGTCCGCGATCGGCTTCGCCGCAGCGTCCGCCCACGACAGGCGCTGGGAGCCCGTCGGGGTCGGGTCGAACGTGATGTCCGTCGACCACTTCGAGGTCGCGAAGTAGTTGGAGAAGAAGTCGCGCTCGAGCGAGATCATCGCCCGGTGCGCCATGATCTCCGACGCCGCCCGGTCGATGTCGACGAGGCGCGCGTTGGCCATCGTCTGCATGCCCTGCTTGGTGTGCCAGGCGTACACCTCGGCGAGGTAGTTGGCCTCCTCGATGCCGAACCCGCCGCCCGCCGAGGGCGTGGCGTCGGCGCGCTTCTTCATCTCGTCGCGGAAGAAGTAGCCGCGCGGGAAGACCTTGTACTTGCCGCCCTGCTGCTGGACGCCCACGTGCGGGGCCACGCGTCCACACACGAAGCCCTTGGACTCCTGGAGGAACGCCTGGACCATCTGCCCGACCTCGGGCACGACGTAGACCGACGCCTGGGTCGGCTGCGACTTGTGGAGGAGGCTGGGGATCATCGTCATTGCTCCGGGCTGGTGCGTTGAGGGCTGTGCGGGGCTCGTCTCGATGCCGGGAGCCCGTCCGGCGGTGGTTCTAGTGCGCTACGTCGATCAGGTCAGCGACGGGCCGGACAGGGAGTCGACGTGCCACGCCGCGCCGTTCCACTCCAGGACCGCGTAGTCGGTGGTCGCGTCCCAGGCGGTGAGGGACGTGCCGGCGGTGCCGGTCGTGCCCTCGTAGGTGCCGGTGAGCGAGCCCACCGGCGATCCGCCCGCGACGGTCTCCTGGACGTTGATCCGCTCGCCGGGGACGAGGCCGTCGGGCAGCGCCGAGGTGACGGTGTCGATCACCGAGAGGTCGAGCTGCTTGAACAGGCGGGTGGTGGACATCGTGGTCGTCCCGACCGTGACGACCTTGGTGCCCGCGCGGCGGATCGCCTGGAGCTTCCACCCCGTGGCGGTCCACTCCAGGTCGATCATCTGGCCGATCGCGCCGAACGTCCACACCGTGGGCTCGGTGCCGTAGGCGTCGTTGATCGTGAGGGTGCCGATCGGCATGCCGCTCACCGCGGTGACCTCGATCCGCTTGCGCTGGCCGACGTACTTGCCGTCCGCCAGCGTGAAGGCCACCGTGTTGGTGACCGACACGTACGACGTGGACTTGTCGAGGGACAGCGCACCGGACGTGACCGTCTCCGATCCGGAGACCGCCGCGTAGACCGGGCACGGGAGGATGGTGACCTCGATCCGGCACGATGTGCCGGTCTCGAGCGCCTGGAACTTCGCCAGGCCCGCGGCCACCTCGTCCGCCGTCGCCGCGACGCCCTTGCCGGTCGCGTCGACCTTCAGGAAGTCGCCCTGGGTGACGGCACCGTCCACCATGA